TGCCATCACATTCGGTATGTTTGCGTTGCTGGTGTTTGTCGATTGCTTCGGCTTTTACTACGCTTGGAAAACAGGCGTGGATTTCCAAGTGGCAATGGATCAGTTGTGGGATGACGAAACGCAAATTATTTGGGCGAGCGTCGTTGCGTTTTGGTTTGGCACACAAGCATTTAGTAAAAAGTGAAAGTTAGTCAACGTGCGCTTGACGCAATCAAGCACCACGAAGGCGTAAGAACCAAACCCTATCAGGACGCAATTGGCTTGTGGACGGTGGGTGTCGGGCATTTAATCGGTGATGGTAAAACGCTGCCTGACGCTTGGAATCGTGTTTTAACAATGAAAGAAGTGGATGAAATACTTAGCGCCGATCTTGATCGCTTTGAGCGCGGTGTGGCTCGAATGTGCCCTACTGGGCTTACTCAAGGGCGGTTTGACGCACTGGTTAGCATTAGCTTCAATTTTGGGCTAGGCACGCTCCAACGCTCCAGCATCCGTATGCGGCACAATCGCGGCGATTTTGAGGGCGCGGCAAACGCATTCCTGCTATACACAAAGGCTGGCGGCAAAGTGCTTAAAGGGCTAGTCACGCGCCGTAACACCGAACGCGCCCTATATTTGTCATAATCTGCTACACTTTAACCGTCCGTCTCCCCTTGCGGACTTCTTACTCACAGTTTTTAGCCCCGCTTGTCGGGGCTATTTTTTTTGAGTTGCGCGATCTTGCGGTCAAGATACCAACGTGCTTTTTCAAGGTCTTGTAGCGGATTGCCTTTGTGCTTATAGCGCGCTAAGTATTTCAGCGTTGTCCAAATGTGCGGATCGTCAGCCGCCCAATCCTCAAGCACGTCAATCACTTCAAATCGCCCCATTGTGTAATGCGGTGGCTTGTTTACCATGTCGGGTTTATTTGCCACGTTTAGTTACTCCACGCCAGTATTCATCGGGGGCGCATCGCGTGCCTAGCACCTTTGTTTCTTTTGCTGCTTCTGCGGGTGTTTCTGCACCGCTGTACCAAAACCCATCCTTAAACTTACGAAACCACTGGCTTTCATAGTCCACCTTACCCACCTGTATTTGGTAGACACCGTTGCGTACTGGATGCTGCGCGTAGTGAAACCAATCGCTATACATTGTTGCCCCTTTTGTATTTTGCTTCCATCTCTCGGATGTCCATTGCGGCATCGGCTACGCCGTGCCAATCTTCTTGTTCAATCTTGACCTGCATATATTCAATCAATACGCGCTTTTGACGCATGTATTGGTTGTGCCTAAACGTATCAAATTCCTCTGTAGACATTTTTTGACCTTTTGCGTCGAGTTTGTTCTATTATTTTTTTACATTCAATACACCATGAATTTAACGCGCCTGTAGGTAACTTAGCAAACTCATGTGCTTTTTTGGGTTTGCGGCAGTTAGAACACACCTTTTCATCTGCGCGCCGTTCCGGTTCTCCCAATTCGCGTATGCGTCGCGGGCTTTCTTGCCAACGAATTGGCAGATCAAGTGCAGACGTGTAGAACACTATCCACCACGGATAGCCGCGATCTTGAAACAATTTAGATTTGTCTTTATCCACCGTTTTTCTCACGTTCTTTTAACATCGCATCTGCCATTTTGTAGGCGCGCAATGCGTAAGTATCGTATTCACGAAAATTTATTTCCGTTGCGGCTTCGCCTTGCATCATTTTTGCCGCAAAATAGTCGCGTAACGTCATATGAAATACGCTATTTTTGGGCGTTATTTCATTTAGCGATTGCATAAAAGTTAAGTATTCTTCAGCAGATAATTTGTCGGTACTCATAATTTTCCTTTTTCTCCAAAACCGCGCAATCACTTTGCTACGCGCATCATCGGTTTACCTTGCGTGACAAGGTACTGGTTCCATGTCTTACGCACATCGGTTTCTGCTGCCTTTGTTGGCACCCAACCGCCGCGTTGCTCAATGTAATACTTTTTGCGGCTGCGTAGATATTGGCGAGCATCTTCCATTCTGCGCGCTTGTTCAGCGTTGTATACGATGGGGATGTAACGGTAATTCATTACATCCACATAGTCATTGTTTGGATCAATGTAATTAAACCGCATCAAGATGTGTTCAACGTGCATTTTTAATTTAGCTAGGCTCATGGTTTCCTCACTTAAATTTAGGAACGCAAGTAATGTCAATTACGACAGGAACAAATTGCTCTCCCACCTTGCGTTTAGCATTGACCACCACAGCACGCATACCAGCAGATTCACATTCATTGGTCGCTGTGATGATCTCTGACCGGCTCATCGTGTAAGACTGCTTGTCCACAATCAACTCGGTTTCGGGTGTCATACTTTTGCATCCAGTTGCAAGTAAAACACAAAGCATCATAGCGCGTTTCATAATTGAAAATCCTTGTAGTCTTTTTTGCGCTGCGAAAACGTGATAAGGCTTAGACTTGCGATTAAGATCAGGCATGACCATGCGACCACGCCGCTTAGTGCAAAAAACATGATTGCTACATAGATAAATGTGTCAGACATTTTTTCTACCCCTTTTTGGTTTAATCACTGGTTGTAAATCTTCAACGGTTGCCCACGGCAAATCGTCTTTCATGCCATCAAAAACGCTCGCCCCAAACTCTTTTTTGAATTCATCAACCACCTTGTCACCCAACATTTCCTTTGCCGCGCAGTCGGTGATTTCCTGACTGCTATACGCTGGCTGCGTAAACTCTTTATTTGTCAGTTTGTTTTTATAAGTGAGCAGGTTGTTGGATGACGCGTCCATCAATTCGGCAAATCGACCTAGCAGTTGCGGGATGTGTCTGTGCTGTTCACAGGCTTTACGCTGTGCCCCAACATCCAAGTCAATATTTCGCTCGGCGCACGACCATCGAGCGTTCCCATCCATCTCCGCAGTCGAATGGCAGCAGGTTCGGCAATTGACCGCTGGCGCTTCAGTGCCGTGACATTGCTCCTTGAAATCGCAGAACTTACACACAAACGCGTCCGCAGTATCCCCGAGCGGGATCGGGGGTTCTGTCGCAGATACGATACGCGCGGCGCGGGCAAGAAATTTATTCGCTGCGGCCTTGTCATAATTCACTCTTTCAAAGTAAATATCGTCATTGTCTTTATTGACCACGATGTACGCAGCGCGGCTCAGTTCAAACTGGTGCATATAAACCTGCATCTGCGCCCAGTGTTGCGGTTTGGACTTTTCCACACCGTTCTTTTGCAGCGCGGCAAATGATTTGGCATTGGATGTTTTGAACTCCAGCACATGCCACGTTTCAGGCGCTTCGGGCAATCCAACGCCCGCGCCATCCATGCTGCCGCCAAAATGCCCGCCAATCGCGCTAAAACGGTGCTGGTTGCCATCTTCGTCTTTGTCTGATACTTCTACCCCAATAGCACGCAAATCAGCGACTATGCGCGATTCCTGTTGATTGCCGGTATCAAACAAACGCAGCATCCGACCGTCAAAATTGCGTTCTTTAGCCCATCGGAAAGTTAGCCACAGGTAGCGGTCGCAATCGTGACCGATCAGGCTGGCCCCCAAATGAGGCCGCCCGCCCCGCTCGGCGTTTTTCTCATACTGACGAAAAATCGCGTCGCGGGTGGAGTGTTGTGATGCGGGCAGCGTAGCCATTACTTCTTAGCCCACGGCGCGGCTTTTTTGGTCGCAACTTGCTGAACAGCGGCTTGCACCTTTGTCACGCCCACCGCATCGCCTTCGGCTGCGTAACCCTTGATGCGATTGGTCATATCGCCAGTTTGGGTATTCTTTTCTTGACCCACGTCAATCAGAAGCGGAATGTCGTGCAGTTCCTCTGATTCCTCAACTTGTTCTAGCCCCAAACAATGGCAGATTGCCGACAACTCACGCTGTGCGATTTCCTCTGCCGTTTTATTTGGGTTAGACAAGTTAAGGCGCGCCCACACCTTACGACCGATGTGAGTAGGGCCAAGAATGTCAAACGTCAACTGTAGATACATCCCTGTGCCCGCCTTTGTTGTTTTCATTTCTGAATCAACAATCATCGCTGAGTAGCGACCAACAGGAATTGCATCAAATGATTTGGTTTCCTGTGGTTCGATTGCTGCGGCGTTAAATCTTAATGTTGCCATTTTTGTTTCCTTTTCGGTTGGTTGGTTGTTTTACTTCTTGCTGCCAGTCGCTATGCCTTCGATAAACGCGTCCCAAGACAGCGGCAGCGATTCGGGTAGGGCATAACGATTCTTTGCTAGATACGCGGGTTTTTCGCTGGTATACATGATGCGTTCACCAGTGCTAATGCCACGCGAGACTTTGTTGTTGAAGCCAACTTCGCTTTGCTTAACAATTGTTTTGTAATTAGCAAAGAACACACAGTCGCACCATTCCTGCACTAACGCACTGCTACGCGCTTGCAGTTTGGGTTGGTAGCGATCAAATGGCTCGACTTCGGGTGAATCAAAACGCTTGATCTCGCAGTGAGCAAGGAGAATGGTTGCCATACCTTGCGCGCGTAGCACGTTAAGCATATCGAGAATCTCGCGCCACTTATCCGCAGCAATCACAGCGCCTTTGCCGTACGCTAAATCTTTTGCGTCGTACTCACCGTTGATTTGCTCCCAAATCAGGTTATCAAGCCAATCTAAACTGTCGATAACGACCGTTGAGAAATTGTGCTTACCAGCCAGTGCTGACAATGCCTCATGCACGTCGGTGACTGATTTCGCAAGTGGGAAATGGTCGACTTCCAATTGCCCTAAACCATCCTCTGTTTGCACAAAGATTGGTGATGGCGCGCCTGCGGCGAATGTGGTCTTACCGATGCCGTGCGGTGCGTACAACATTACGCGCGGTGGCAGTAAATCGGTATTCTTTTTGATTGCTTGTAAATTGATAGCCATTGTGTTGCCCCTTTAGGTGGTTAGTTCGATGATTGTGAGTGAGACTAAAACTACGACTGCAAAAATTACAACTAAACGGTCGGCGTTCATTGTTTGATCTTCCGCATTTGTTTTTCTAGGTGCAGGACATTCGCTTGCGCGGTGATTGCTTTGAACGCAGCGATTTGACCGTCAATGCTTTTGTAGCCATCAACGTTTGTGAGGCGGTCGATTTCGCTTTCGGCTGCGACTAACGCGTCGAGTGCGCGCTGTGCGTCATCCAGTTGTTCCTGTAACGCATCCAGCATTGCTTTGCGTTGGGCACGCTGAACTTCATGCTGAATCTCGGCGTTGACTAGTTGGTTAAATTCATCAAGTGTCATGGTCGGTTCCTTGTTAGGTCGGTTGTTTAAAAAATCGGTTGCAGTGCTGCTGGAACCCAATATACTGCAACTTTTCTTTCCGTGCAACTTTTTTTGCTTTTGGGGTACAACATAGTGAAAACATCAGACGCAGTGCAACATTTCGGTGGGCGTAGGCAGTTAGCGGCAGTTTTGGGGATTACCCGACAAGCGGTCGAGAAATGGGGGGTATATGTCGCAGAGGGCGCGGCGTACAAACTACAGCACTTGACAGGCGGCAGATTGCGGGTGATTGAAGCCGCCTACCAAAAGAAACGGCGCGGCAAATGACTGAACCTGTGTACGAACTACACCCCAAAATGCTGCTGGATTCGGCGCTGAAATACGCCGAGCGCGGCTTTCGTGTGCTGCCATTACATAGCATTCGAAACAATGCCTGCACCTGCGGCAATAATGTGTGCAAATCGCCCGGCAAACATCCGCTCACGCTACATGGGGCGAACGATGCAACGCTCGACCAAACGCGCATTCGTGGCTATTGGTCAGAATATCCGTTCGCCAATATCGGCATTGCGATGGGCGATAACGACATCGTGGCATTGGACGTAGACACGCGAAACAATGGGCATCTGTCGCTTGAGGCGCTCATTCAACAGCACGGCCCATTTCCCGACACCGCCGTTCAGCGCACAGGCAACGGCTGGCATTACCTATTTCGCGTTGATCCACAAACCATCGCCAATGTGCGTGGATTGCTCGCACAGGGCATTGACATCAAGGCCAATGGCTACATCGTGGCAGAGCCTAGCATCCACCACAGCGGTCGCAGGTACGCTTGGGATGAAGGATTGGATGTATTACAGGGCTTCATCCCCGCCCGCGCGCCAGTGTGGTTAGAACGCCTCATGGTTGAGCACATCGGCGAACGCACAGCCAATGCGCCTAACCTACCGACCTTCACGCTACCCAAACAATTAGCCGAAGCCGCCGACGCGCTTGAACACCTAGATGCCAACGATTATCACCAGTGGATCGAAGCAGGCATGGCGCTACACGCCACAGGACTCGGTGACGCGGCTTATCAAGTGTGGGTGGAATGGTCGCAGGAATCTAACAAGTTCGACCACAAGGTGCAGCGCAGCAAGTGGATGAGTTTTGGGCGTGGTAAATCAGCGATCACCATTAAAACCCTTTTCTCACGCGCTCAATCCGAAGGTTGGGTGAACCCAATGTCCATCACTAAAACTACAGCGCCAACGGTTACCCCCACAAGTGCCCAATTTACGGTCGAAACAGGAAACGAATTTGCACGGCGTTTTAAGCCACCTGAATACGTTATAGACGGTTTGCTGCTTCGGGGGTACCTGCATGGGTTAACTGGGCTGTCGAACGCAGGAAAGACCGCTATAGGGCTTTCAATGGCAGGTTGCGTGGCGCTCGGTCGGTCATTTGGGCAGCACAAGACAGAACAGGCAAAAGTGCTGTTTCTAGCTGGTGAAAACCCCGAAGACATACGCCTGCGGGTGCGCGGTATGCAAAAGGCATGGTTTC